TGTCGTTTGTTATTGTTTCTGAATAATTGTAAATTTCAGGAGATACTGGTATTTGTGGCATTGGCATAACCACTTCAGTAAGTGGTTTATTTTCATCGACAACAGGCACAAGACGACCATCGTCATCTGATTCCAACGCCTCACGGCCTTCAGGCCCAAAGGAACGTTCGTGGTAAAGATATTTCCTTGCATAACGTTTCCTATCGTTCATTAACTGGCTACGAGTCTTATCTAATTCTAATTGTAAAGACTCTATGGATTCTAGGTCACCTATTGGATAGAAATGATCTGGAACGTCATAGTTGCGTAGCATAACAAAAGGTTGCCCATATGCGTATGGCATAGAAACAGGGTCTACTAAAAACTCTTCTGCGCCTTCAGCATATACAGAAAGCGTGTTAGACATTACGTCATAAAATTCCCAAATTGTTACTCGTTCGTCAACGTATTCTGCTTTTTCTTCTGAGTAACTACTTGTATCATAAAGATTGTAATTAGTTGAGGCATACAAGCGTTTACGAGCAGATGGTTTGTAGCGTTTATCTTTCTTTGCTGATTCTAATGGTCGAACTATTTTTTGCGCTATCCATTTAGCATCTTCCATACATGTAGCTTCTGGATCAACAAACACATCGAAAGGGCTAACTCTTTCTACAAAAGGTTGATCTTCTACAACTCGCATTATTGTACTGGGGACATTAGCTATAATGTCATCATTTGATGGCAAATCACCAGCCATATCCATATCTTCCATAGCGAAAGCATCTGCTTCCATAATAGCTTGATCTATAAGTGTATCTCTTTCTGTTTCACTAACAGCTTGTTCTTGTTCTACAAATTTCCAACCTACTTTAAGCCAACCATGCCCAAATATAAGAAAGTCTTTAACAGCTCGTCTAAACGGTGACCTAAAATCATGATGTTTCCATAAATGATTTACAACAGCTTCAACAAATACTGCTCTATCTCTATCTTCAGGATTGTTTGCTTGCACAACAACCTTTGGAT